ACTCCCAGAAGTTGCGCAGGGCAATGCGTTCGGACTCGCGGAGCCAGGCACGCCGCACGGTAAAGCGCACAGCGCCGGTGCCAAGGAGGAACCGTTGCTCGATCTTCGCGTTGCCGGAGCCGAACTGATGGATCACCACCTCGGGCCGCTGCGCGCGGCCGTGCGGGTAGTCGGGCGCGATCGGGAACGTGCCGCTCGGCGCAATTTCCGGGACTGCGATGTTGCCGATGTAATCAGGCATGGGTCAACGGCTGCTTCTGGTCGAACTCGACGTGAATGTGGTCGTTTTCAAGCACCACGTCGTAGTCCGCTCCCAGGCACTGCTTGATGCGCGCGATGGCCTTATCCGCGTCGCCCGGGCGGAAATCGCGGCTGCGGAGGTCCACGGCAAGGCCGCAGTAGTGGAGAGAGCCGGCCTGGTGAACGCCGTCCACGCACGCCGTCACGACGCAATCCACACCCATCTCAGCGCACACGCGCTCCGCAGCGATGATCGCGAGCAGGATCTCCGGCCGCAGGCCGGCAACGCGGACTCCCGGTTTGAGCAGCAGCATCAGGCTACCTCCACCAGTTCGATTTCGACCACGGCTCGCCCAGGTGACACGGACTGGCTCCACTCGCAGTTGAACCGCACGGTGTGCCGGCCCTGCACCGCCTGGCCAGTCGGGTCGTAAGAGAACTTGGGGTTCGTCTCGTAAGGGTCGTAGAAATAGAACGGCTCGGCGGGGCCGTTCCGTGCGTCGTAGAACGTCCGGAGCGCGGCCAGCTGTGTCGGAGTAAGGCGCTTCGTGAGCGCCCACTTCTTGCGGCTGGTGGTGGCCTGCACCGACCGTTGCGACTCGCCGTTCCGGTACTCGTTGTCGATGACCGGGTACTCTCGCGTGTGGACGAATGCGCGGCACAAGCTTTGCGGCAGCACCGCGGCGGGTACGGCATTTTGAACACTGCCAGGCATAGGGTTGCCGCTATTGTACGGATATCGTAATATAGAGTGCGTATGATCCGGTCCTGCCGTGACAAGGAAGTCCAGCGGCTTTTGGACCGGAAGTTCAGCCGAAAATTTCAGGCGATCGAGAAGGCAGCTCGCGTCCGCCTGGCCCTTCTGAATGCCGCAACTTCGCTTGGCGATCTGCAACTGCCAGGACTGCGCCTGGAAGCCCTGAAGGGTGATCGCAGGGGCCAGTACAGTATTCGCGTTAACGACCAGTACCGCATCTGCTTTGCATGGCGGGACGGAGATGCTCACGATGTGGAGATCGTGGACTACCATTAGGAGGCATTCATGGCCACGAAGTCAGAAAAGCGTTTGGCGCCAATCCATCCTGGCGAAGTACTTCAAGACCTGCTTCAGGAAGCCGGCCTGACGGTGAATGCTCTTGCCCTTGCTCTTCGCGTGCCGGCGAACAGAATCGGGAGCATCATCAAGGGCCAGCGTGGCATCACGGCGGACACAGCCTTGCGGCTTGCCCGCTATTTCGGAACCTCGGCCCAGATGTGGATGAACCTTCAGGCGAAGTACGACCTTGAAGCCACCGAAGACGCCATAGGCCGCAAGGTTGAACGGGAAGTCCTGCCCCGGTCCGCAGCTTGAGTGTCATGCAGTCACCAAGCCAGGGCTCACCTGAAGCGCCGTCAACTCCCGCCGGCCGGCATTCGCTTTCATCGCGTTGATCGCACCCTGGGCCACTACACGGCCATTCTGGATGATCACGTTCCCAACCGTCTTCGAGTCGATCTGAAGATTGACCACCGTCGTGCCGAGCCCGGCGCCTGAGGCCACGCCGCCGCCGATCCTGTCGAGCGTCGGAAGGCCGCCCAGGCCGGGGAGGGCGGTGCCGTTCGAATATCCCGGCGACTGATATAGCGAGCCGCCAACCTGCGCAACACCGAGTGGGTGAACCGTGGCGGGCATGCCTCGAGTCGGCTGCCCCGTGCTCATTGCGTACAACTGGACCAAGTCCCGGATCTGCTGGCTGCGAATCGCCATGTCGAGGTTGCCGCCGAAGGCCTGCTTCGCGGTGTCCACGATCTGCTTGAGCAGCCCCTTGTCGGCGATGTCAACGCCATACAGTGCCTTGATCTTCTCGCGCGCCTTCTCCTCCGCGCTTTTCACGAACAGGCGCACCAGGCCGGCGACGAACCCCACACCGGCCCCGATCGCCGCGCCCAACGGCCCACCAAATTTCGCGCCGATCATCGCGCCGCCCGCCGTGGTCATGGCGACGCCAGACCAACCGCCGCGCCGCAGTCCTTCGAGCGCGAGAATGCTCCCGCCGGCCAGCAGCGCGCCGCCTTGCCAGCCGCCGATCCCCCGCGCATCGGCGATCTTGGTCAGGTTGCCCATCTCGTCCAGGCGCCAGCGTTCCGGCCGGTAGCCGACGTTGCCCAGGTTGCTCAGGAGGTCCTTCCACCCTTTAAAGCCGCCCAGCACCCCGACACCGGCCTTGGACGTGAGGCCGCCGCCGCCGGCGCCGCCAGTGCTCGGGATGAACGGAGGCGTGCCCCAGCCGCCGACCGCTCCGCCTGGAATCGGACCGCCCGTACCGCCGAACACCGGCATCGCGCCAATGCCCAGCAGTCCGCCCAGTCCACCCAGGATGCCGCCGCTTCCGCCGGTACCGGCGCCTCCGCCCGCGAACGTCACCTTCTGGCCGGTGAACAGGTACATCAGCATCGCGGCCACCCGTGACGTGACAACTTCCTTGATCGCAGTCAACAGCGCGGTCTTAAACGAGTTCGCGATCGCCGACCACACCGACTGCGACTTCTGAAGCAGCGCATCGAAGACGCCACCGGCCTGCTGCTTCAGCGACTCGAAGACTGTGCGGTTGTGCTCGCGCACCAGTTGCGCCGTCCGGTTGGCGGCGTTCTCGCGCACGGCCTGGATCGCGGCGTCCGTGGCTTCCTGGTTCTGCCGCCGGATATCCTCGCGCTGCCGGTTCAACTCCGCGATCCGCGCCTTGATTGCGTCCGCCTGATACCCGAGCCGCTTTAGGGTCAGTTCCTCTTCGAGTAGCATCCGCGAGGTGTCCATATCGTAGAGGCGCTGCCGCACCTCGTGGACCTTCTTCAAGTACTCGACCTCGATTTCGGCCTTCCGCTGCTCGACTGCGATCTTCTGCTCGAGCGTCTGTGCATCGGCGCCCTCGAGTTCGCGAAGGCGGGCGTCGCGCTCGAAGCCCACCCGGTGTTCCTCGAAGGCATAAACCTGGCGCAGGTGATCGAGGTTGCGCTCGGCAATCTCCGCGTCGTTCTGGATGCGCTGCTGGAAGCGGCGCGCCTCGAACTCCATTTGGCGCCGATGCACCTCTTCCTGGTCCTGGAGGTATTCGGCCAGTGCCGTCTTGTTGTCGAGTGCAAAGTGCTTTTTGAAGGCGTCGAGCTTCTTCTGCGCCTCCTCGATGATCGCGTTCCAGGCCGCCTTCGTAAGGGCGACGTAATGGGAGACGCCGCGCTTGTCGACGAACGTGGTGCGCTTGGCGATCTCGGCGTTGATCTCGGCGATGTCCTTGGCGAATCCGGTCTTGCCGGCACCCGCCGCGGCGATGGCGCGTTCCCGGAAGAACTTCTCGTTCTCGGCCTGGCGCTTCCGGATCTCTTGCGCGAACTTCAGCGCTTCCAGATCCGGCTTGCCAGCGATCTTGATCTTCGGCAGGCCGGTCCCGAACTCGCCCCACGGCTCCTCTTCGCCGGGCAGCAACCTGCGGCCGGAGACCAGCTCACGGATTTGCTCGTCCGTCATCCCCCGCTTGCGTAGATCATCGATTTTGACTTTGCCGGCGAAGAGTTGCTGCCGGAGCGCCGCGTTCTCCATCTCGCGGCCGCGCGCATCCAGGCCCTCCTGCATGTCCCTGTACGACTTGTAGACCACGGCGCCCGCGGTGACCACGCTCGTGATGAGCAACGCCCAAGGATTCCTGCTGAGCGCCAGAGTGAGCGCATCGACGGCTTTGGCGATGCCCAGGATTTTGGTCGCGATGGCATGAGTGGCCAAAATGCCCGCGAGCCAAACCGCCATCGTGCCGAACTTCTCGATCCACGTGACGTTCTCCTTCAGCCAGCCGACCAGGTTTTGCAGGTGTTCGACAACGGCCTTCAACTCGCTCTGGAACGCGCGGCCTACATCGTCCTTGAGCTCTTTCAGCTCGCGGGAGAGCTTTTCCATCTGGCCATCGACGCTCGCCGCCTTCGCGGCGGCCGCGCCCTGGATTTCCGTCGCCGCCCGCATTACGGCGTTGTAGCGGACCTGCTTGGCCTCGAGGTCGGTGAGCGTTCGGCCGCGCTTCAGTTCCTCAACTTGAACCGCCTTGTTCAGATCGACAAACAAACTCATCATCCGCAGGCCGCGGCTCTGGCCGGTCTCGATCGCCAGCATGATTTTCTCGAAGGCCTCGGCGGCTCCGATGCCTTCGGTGCTCACGGCGGCCGCGTCCTTGGCAACGCGCGCGAGGCCCTGCGCTTTTTCCAAACCGATGTCGGCGATGATGAGCTTCTGGACGCTGGTGGTGGCGTCCTCCGAGGTGTAGCCGATCTGGCGGATGGCCTCGATGGCCTTAGCCGCGGCGGCTGCACCGTCGCCGTGCACTCTTGCGAGAGTGCGGGTGACGGCGACCAGCCGGTCCTCCTGCGCCGCCTGCCGCGCAGCCCCAATGGTCCATTCCCTCCCAAAATCGATAACCCTTTGGATGGCGTCCGCGAGCAGGTTGCCGGCCGTGGCGCCTTTCACCATCGAGGCGGTCATCCCGTCGATGCCCTGCGAGGCGCTGCGCGCGGCTTTCGTGGACGTTGCCTCGATGTTCGACAGGTTGGTGTTGACGCTCTTGATGGACTGGTTCGCCTTATCGACTTCGACGGTGACGACCAGCTCGAGCTTGTTATCGGCAGGCATGTGCTGTCAGGTAGTCAGGCTGCAGCACCTGGATTGGGTCAATCGGCGAAGACTTTCCGCGGGTTGATGTGTACTATGGGAAAGGCGGTTAGCCATGACGTGCATTGAAATGCATTCGGTTGTTGCACTGCTCGAAGACCTCCCCGAACAGGGCCTTGTCCGCGGTCAAGTCGGCACAGTAGTCGAGACTTGGGCTCCGGGCGTCTATGAAGTCGAGTTCTGCGATGACAACGGCAAGACCTACGCGATGGTCGCTGTGAAGGCAGAGCAGCTAATGCGCCTGTACCATAACCCCGTCCATCAGGCAGCCTAGCGGCGATCACCGTTCACTCGTTCCCTGTCTAGTTGTTCTTTCTCCTCTTCGAGGATCAGCATGGCGTAGAACTCGTCGGCGCGGATCTCATCGAGTGAGACTCGCACGCCCAGCTTCAGCGCCGCTCGCAGATCGAGCGCGCGGCGGATGAGCAGTCCGGTTTCGCTCGACTGCGCGGCGTCGAGCTTATCGAGCGGACAGTGGTCGCAGCGACCGCCGTCCTCCGGTGCGTCAGGACACAGCCGTGGATCGCACAGCTCCTCGCGCCGAAGGGCCCAGTGGATCAGGAAACGGACGGAAGGCCGCTCCGGCCACTCCCCGTTCAGAAGTTTGGGTCGCGGTCCTCCTGGAAAGCGGCATCGAGCGCATCGATGGCGGCCTTGACCGCCACGGCCTGGTGGATGATCGGGACCTCGCCGGCGTATCCCTCGGCCGATCGCGCGAGCTTCTTGTAGAGCGTGTTCGCGGCTGCCAGGTTGATGGTCAGCTCCTGCTTGTTGAAGGGCAGGTCGAGGATGCGCGCGAACGCGCGGCGGTACTCGAAGACGTCCTTCGCCGAGGGCATCGCAAGCACGTGGACCGCTGTGCCCCCAAGCACACGGAGCGTAATGCGGAACGCATCGCCGGTTTGGATGACGTCGTCCACTTCGGCCTGGCTCAACTGCTCGATGATGCGGCTGGCCTCGAACGGATCGACCTCGACCGGATCCTGCTCCTCGGCGCGGATCTTCGCGAGTAGGGCGGCGTCCACGTCCTCGGAGTTGGGGACTACGGTTTCGGAGATGCCGCGCCCGAGTTGCTTGATGATCACCTTCCGCCTGCGCTGGCGTTCGGACCACTCCTCGTCAGAGGGAAAGCGCAGACGAACCGTCTTCACGCCTTCCGGAGTCCGCAAGTTCATTGTGATGGGTTTGGTTGCATCAAACATGGGAGGCTCCTACTGGCAGATGCTGTCCACGCCGCACTTGGCGACGGCCGAGACGATGCCGTTGGTCGCATCGAACATCGGCAGGCACTCGACGGCGACAGTGACGATGCCGTCGGTCTCGCCAACCTCGGCGGTGGCGAAAGAGACCTTGTGCCAGGTGATCTCGAGCGAGTTATTGGCATCGTAGGTGAGGGAAATCACCGCCGTACCCGTGGTCTGGTTCTTGAGCTTGGTCAGTTCGGTGGAGCCGCTCTCGAATCGCGCGGTAAAGCGCAGCGTGCCCTGCCGGTTGCCGAACTCCAACCTGCCGCGGATCGCGCCGCTCGTGGCGTCACCGGCCGTCTGGAAGCCCGAGCCGGGATAGAAGCCCGCGTCCATACGGATGTTGTTTCTCCAGCCCGTCTCGAGCGACACGATGTTCTTATTCGAGACGTAGTCGACGCCGTCGATGCTCAGCGCGAGCGAGGCCGAAGGCAGCAGCTTTTCGAGAGTGGCCGCCGGCATCACTACGCCGGAAGGCTCGGTAAACTTGCCGGAACCGGCAAACTCTACCGCGATGCGGCTGTTGGTGCGCCCCGGCCCGCTGCCGAGCGTGATGGTCCAGCCCTCAACCACGCAGCCGACCGCCATGCGGTCGAGCACCACACCCGCGCCCGGGCGGATCTGCTCGACGAAGGAGAAGTAAGGCAGTTCGGCCGGATCACCGTTGGCCGGCATGAGCGGCGTGCAGGTGTAGGTGAAGTTCGGGGCGGCGCCGGATTTGACCACTTTGCCCAGGCCGAACGCCATCGCCCAGGCCGCGATCTCCGCGCCCAGGTACTTCTCGAGCGTGCCCGAAACGTCCCAGGAGGTCTGGAAGGACTGCGTTGGAAACTCGTGGCCCTTGCCGAACTCCTCGGCGTCGTTCTCGGTGTTGAGTCTGGGGTTGACGAGAGCGGCATTGAGCTTGCCGAAGCGCCACATCTCGGCGTCGGTGTTGGCCGTCGCGATGTCGGTCTGCTTCTGCTTGCCGAAGCAGATCAGAATTTCTTGCAGTCTAGCCGTGGACATCTTCCGTTGCCTCCTCCCTTGAGGCCGGCGGCTCGCATTGTGAATAGCCGGCGACCATGAGGGGTATGAGCACTTCGGGCTTTGCTTCGACCTGTACCGGCTCACCTTGTCCGAAGGGCGGACTCATCCAGATAAACTCATTCATCGCCAATCTCCGTAAACGTGATGGGAACTTCGAAATAATCCAGCCCCTCGGCGTCGGTCTGCCGCTGGATCTGCGGCAGGTCCATCGGGTAGCAGGAAGGGTGGACCGTGGCGTTCAGCATCGGCACTTCCGATCCGGCCGGCACGCCTTTGGTGATCAGCCGGAACAGCCGGTAGTACGCAGCCGGCGGATTGCTCTCGTCCGCCTCCCGCGAACGCAGGTAGAGGGTGACCTGGTGCTTCCAAACATCCACGGTGCCGAACGTGCCGGGCGCGGTGCCCTGCCATACGGCCATCACCGCCGGGGCCGGCATAGTGTGGATGGCCTGCGCCAGACTTGCCTTCTTCGGGTACTGGTCGTGGTAGGCGTAGATGCGCTTCGGATCACCATCCATCTCCGCGACAAGATCCGGAATCGACCGCAGCAACGCGACCAAGTTGTCCACGAGTTCGGCGGGATTGATCATCGCTGCCTGCCTCCGAGCGCACGTTCAATCAGAAGCGTGCTTTTCATCTCGTTGAGCACCCGCCGCGCCGCCTCGAGCACGGCGGCCCGGTTCTTCGGCGAGAAGACCACCCAGGGCTCGATCTTCTGGTTGACCCACGCCTTGATGCGGTCCTTGCGGGTTGAGAGGCCCGCCCGCGCGCGGTTCTCGCTCACCGTCCGGACCATGAAGTTGCGGAGCATATCGCCGGTCAGCGTAAGATTCCGGCGATTGCCCTTGCCGAGCCTGGTCTTGCGGATCGCGTAGCGCTTGGAGAGCGGCTTCGCCGGCGCATCCGACGGCCCGAGCGCGGCGCCCACCCGATGCTTTACGGCCGCGACGCCGACGTTGCCGATCTTGAACATCTGGTGCTGCTTGAAGTTCAGCCGGTCAAGCCGGATCTGCTTCTTCTGCCAGATGCGCACAGCGGCCATAGGTCAGGTCTGACGCAGGCGCAGGATGAGGCCGCCAGCGTGGTCGGCCAGGATGTCGAATACCTTGTAGGAGACGCCGTCCACATTCACCTCATCCCCGCGCTTCGGCGGCGCCGCAAGATCCGAGGCGCGAAGAAACACGGCCGCATATACGCCGGGCGCGTTCTCCTCGGCCTCGCGGGTTTCTTCGAAGATCGCCTTGACCGTCACCTGCTGCCTGGTCTGCGGCGAATACACGACCTCCCGGCCGAACGCACCCAGCACGCCGGCATTGAGCGCGCCGGCCAGGGAGGTCCAATCGGCCATGGCTCAGGCCTTCGTGCCCTTGACCAGCACTTCCGGCCGGAGGCAGATCGGAAGCGGGTTCGACTGCGTGTGCAGATCGGTGCCACGCCCGAACTTGCGCGGCTCCTGCTTGGCGTACAGCGGCAGGCCGAGCGTGTTCGCCGTCTCGTTGAAATCGGCCGGCGCGAAGTACGTCCGGAAGGTGTTGGCGGTCCCCAGCGGGAAGAAATGCGCCTCGTCGTCGGCGATGAACTTCCGCACGTTGCCCGCCGCGTCGGTCGCCTGGCCCCGGTACTCCTCGAACGTGATCCCGCCGAAGGTGAAGCCGGTGCGGTAGTCGTTGCCGAGTTGCTGGTTGCGCTGGTAGTACTTAAACGCATCTTCTACCGAGTCGTGCGTGGTGAAGGCGTCATAAAAGCCCTGCGAGCACAGGCACAAAATGCCGGTCATGAACTCGCCTTTGAGGTTGTCCTCGATGTGGCGCTTCACTTCGAGCACCTTCAGCAGCACTTCGGTCGTGGCGCTGCCCAGCGCGAAGTTGACCGTCTTCGGCGTGATGCCGAACTCGCTGTAGAGGTCATAGAGGGTGGAGCCGTCGGCATCCAGGATCACGCCCTTGAGCGCGCCCATGCGCAGGTACTCGAGCGTGATGGCGTGCTTGTTGCGCATGTTCTGAAGCTTCTGCGCGAGCAGGTTCGCGAGCGCGTCCGTCTCCGTTTCAGAGCCGAACGCGCGGATGCCCTGGACCTCTTCGGGCAGCACGGCGTCGTCGTGCGGGATGTGCGGGATCACGAACGACCGCACCTTGCGCTTGCCCTGCGTGCCGACCGTGCCGGGCGCGCCCACGGGCTGCGTGGGCAGCAGGTTCAGCACGCCGCTCATCTCCTCGATGATGATCGTGCGAGTGCGGACGCCCTGCGGCGGCATGAGGTTCAACTGCTCCAGCCGGCCGTAGGTGTTCGGGATCTTGTTGATGGCGGCGGTCAGCGCCGCCATATCGAAAGCGTCGGTTGCAAACGGATTGATGATCGGCATGGATTACGCTCCTTCCCGGACGAGAATGCCCAGCTCTTTCAGCTGCGTGATGGCAGTCGCTTTCTGCGGACCGGTGATGCCCTCGGGCCAAACTAGGGCGTTCTCGGCACAGATCGCGTGGCGCGCGATGATGACGCCGGGCGCATCGGCGGCGCTTGCGTCCACATCGAGCAGCAGCACGCCCGCGGCTTTCTCAGAGCCGTCGGCGGCGGCCGGTGCGAGCTGTGTCACCTTACTGCTCGCGGTGATGATACCGACCACAGTGCCGGTCTTGAGGTTCTGGCCTGAAATCACGGTGACCTTGTCGCGGCTGTAGAGGTTGTCCTCTTCGTGCTTCAGCCAATCGCCCAGGTAGTTACCTTCGGTTTGAACAGGCATGTCAGTTCACCCCTTTCCCGGCCAGGCGTTCGACGGCCTTGATCACCGGGTTGTTGTCGAGATTCGCCTTGGCGACGGTTCCGGTCTCCGGCATCACGTGCGAGCGGATCTCAGCGGCGTCCTCGGCGGCGCGGGCCTCCAGCAGGTGCTGGCGCGCTTCGGCCGCGCTCGCCTGTTTCGCCAGCAGCGCGGCGGCTTTGCCCGGCATGCCCGCCAAGGCGCACAATTCCACGATTTCCCGCGCTTCGGCGTAGCCTTGCCGGCGAGCCTCGGCGCGGATGGCTTCCACATCCACGGCGGAAGGCTCCGCCGCGTGCTGTTCTTCGTTCATGCTGCTTCTCCCTTGAAATTGGATTGAAACGGTGCGGGCCGAAATGGCCTCGCGAAGACCGGCCAGGGCGTCCTGGCGGGTTCCGAGTCTGTCGGCGAGTTGTGCCGCGACGGCGTCGCCGCCAAAGTACAGCCTGGCTTCGGTGTCGCGGATCGCGGACTCATCCACGCCACGGTTGCGCGCGACCGCGCCGACGAGCAGGCCGTAAGTGCGATCCACCTCGGCTTCGAGCACCCGGCGCGCCTCTTCACTCAACGGCGTGTGCGGGTTGAAGTCGGCCTTGCGCGCGCCCGCGTGGACGATGGTGTACCTGTAGCCGAGCTTTTCATCGCTCGCGCTCACGTCGAGGTGCGTGACGATCACCCCGATACTGCCGAGGCCGGACGTGCGGCCTGCATAGATTCGCTCCGCGCCGGATGCCAGCAGGTAAGCCCCGCTGAATGCATCCGTGTCGGCCACCGCAAAGATCGGCTTGGCGGAGCGCGCGGCGTAGATCGTGTCGGCGGCGTCGAACACACCCGCCACCTCGCCGCCCGGCGAATCGATATCGAGCAAGATGCCCTTGATCGCTGGATCGGTCGCGGCGTCTTCGATCTCCTCCTGGATGTCCACGTAGGACCGCAGACCAGAAAGCGCGTCGAGCCCGTACGCCTTGTGAACCAGCGTGCCCTCGATCGGGATCACGGCGATGCCGTCCGGAGTGACTTCATACGGCTTCCGGGCGGGGCGTTCCGAGGTCGCCGCCGCGGCGGGCGCAGGCACCTCGAGGCCGAGGCGCGGCGCGAGCACGGCGAGAATCACTTCGAGCTTTTGCGGTGCGATCAGCAGTGGGGTATCAAAGATCCGCGCCGCCAGATGTGGCAGAAGCGTCATTGGTTTCCTTTCGCGGGTCGGAGTCGTATTCCAGGCCGAGTTGGTCGGCCCGCGTGTTGTCGGCGGCGATCTCTCGGTCGATCTCCTCGGCGTCATAGCCTTGTTCGGAGACCACCTCGGCGCGGCTCTTGAAGCCCGCACGCACCGCCATGATTTGGGCCTTGATGTCCTTGAGCGGATCGACCCAGGCGAAGCCCGGCGGAATCCACTTCACGTCGTAGTTGCCGTCGCCGGCGGGCAGCGCGCCCGCAAGCACGGCGGCGTCGATCCAGGCCCGCCAGATCGGCCGGCACATCTGGAAGACGATGACCTGATGTTGAAACTGCTCGCAGCGGCGGCGGAACTCCAGCAGGCCGGCGCGGATCGACGAGTAGTTGACGCCGGTGAGGTCACCGGTCAACTGCTCGTATGTGATGCCCATGCCGGCGGCGATCGACCGCAACTGGACGCGCATGAACGTCTCGTAGCTGGCACCGACATCGGCGGGATTCGAGAACTTCACATCCTCCCCCGGCAGCAGGACTTGAAGCGTGCCGGGCTCCAGGCCGGTGAGCGCGGCCCCGTTCGCATCCGCTGCGCCCTCGCCGACCAGCACGTCCTCCGGCGCGTTTTTCGTGACGAAGCCCGCGAACATCGCAGCGGTCTTCTTCCGCACCAGCTCCGCGTCGTCGTACTGGTCGAGTTCGTAGAGCTTGATCAGAACCTGCGTCAGCCAAGGCTGGCCGCGCAGCTGGCCCGGGCGAATCGGGCGGAAGAGATGGAGGACTGACTCGGCGGGCACTCGCACCAGTTCGGTCGAGGCCATCGGGTTGAGAGCGTCGCCGGGATGTTCTCGATAAAGATGATAGGCAACGCGCTTCCCGATCCCGTTGAACTCGATGCCGGCGCGGATGTAGTTTCCGTTTTCGAGCTTCCGCGTTTCGTTGGTCGGCAGATGCTCGGCCTCGAGCAACTGAAGCTGCAAGGGAATCGAAAGGCCGTCCTTCGGCAGCCGCGGCCGCAAGCGGATGAAGCACTCACCCGCCTCCATGACCGACCGGCACGCCAGCGCCTGGAGCCCATAGAAGTCCGTGAGGCCGGTGGCGTCGGCTTCATCGGTCCAGCGCAGCCACAGGGCCTGGATCTGTTCTCGCAGCTTCGCGTCGGTGTGTAGCGACTGCGGCTTGATGCCGGTCCCGATGCAGTTTCCGACGAAAGCATCGAGCGCGTTGGTGGCCCAAGGATTGCGCCGCACCATGTCGCGCGAGCGCGACCGCAGCGTGTCCGCGTTCCGGAAGACGAGCGTGTTGACGTCGCTCGCGGCCGGTGACCAGCCGGTTGTGCGCCGCGTCATAGCAGCCGCTTCGTAATCGGCAGCGGCTCGCGTGCCCGGCAGCCAGGTTTTCATTCGGCTCCAGAGGCCCATGTCAGAAGCCCTTCTCCGTCGAGACACGGATGTGTCGAGTCACGGGCACTCCGCTGCTCTTGCTGACATCGGCCTCGGCCGCCGCGATCGCCGCCTTCAATTCGTCGATGGTGCGGTATTCGATTTCGCGGTCGCCGAAACGAACACGGCGCACGCCGTTCGCGAGAGCGTCGCGTAGGGCTTGCAATTGCTGTTCGGTGTACATCGTCAGCGGTCCAGAAAACGGGAGCGAATGATACGCCGTTGGGGGAGCGCTCGTGGCTTCGGAAGCGCAGGTGGCTCGCTTTGCTCCACCGGTTCCCTCGAAGCGCTGCCGATCTGCTCTTCGAGCGCCTTCCAGTGACGCTCGCCGAAGCGATCCATGCCGAACTGCGTGGCGGCCGCGCGGCACAAGACGTACGTGTCGAGCGCCTCATTTCGCTCCCGCGTCTTCACCCACTCGAGCTTCCGGTAGCCTTTCACCACCTTCGGGACCAGTTGCTCGGCGGTGAGCTGTTTGAAGAACTCCTCGGGCAACTGCGGGAAGTGGCAGTAACCAGGGGGGTAGGGTTTGCTTTCCTCGGTGGGCCGCTCCAGCTTCAACCAGCCGTACAGCTCGCTTTTGAGCATCCCGGTCGCGACCGGCCATACTTTTACGCCGCGCTTGATCTTCCGGCCATCAAGAGTCACTTCGACCGCGCTGGGCTGACCGATGGGCGCCGAGCCCGTCTCGTAGCCTTTCGTGACCAACACGCGTCCCGGCCCCTGCTCGCGGGCCCATGCATAGACCTGCTGCGTAGCGAAGCCGGAGTCGACCGCCATCCGTACGATGCCCAGCCGCGCCCCGCACGCATGCGGGTAGGTCGTATTCAGCAGATCGGTAAGCCGGTCCCAAACCTCGGGGCGGGAGGTGTCGCCATCCAGGACGACATAATCGGTGAGCCAGTTTTCGCGATTGCGCCCCCAGGCGACCAGAGCGATTTCGAGGCGATCCCGCTGCACGTCGCAGCCGGCGACCAGGAATAGTGCGCCAGCCGGCACCGTGCCCAGCCGGTAATTCTCACGCCGGTCATAGAGCCGCTGCCAGTCGGGCGCATCGCCCGCCTCCGCCCACGTCTCCCCGAGCACGGTGTTGACGAAGACCTGAAGCAGCGTTGGATTCTTGCGCGCCTTCTCAAACATCTCCGCGGCATCGGCCCAACTGAACCAACCCACGGGACTGTAGAGGCTTGAGAGCCAGAATCCCGCCGTGCGCCCATCGCCCACCGCGCTGGGCCGCCACTCGCCGCGCGCGAGCATCGTGTGCTTCTGATGATTCTCGAGGCGCGCCGAGCAGTGTTCGCAGACATATACCGCCTGCTTCGGCTTGCCCTTTGGCCAGGTAAGCTGCGCGAACTTCAGCGTCTGATATTCGCCGCAAACCGGGCAAGGCACCCAGTACCGGCGCTGATCGCTTTCCTCGAACGCGGCCTCGATGCGGCTCAATCCCGTAATCTTGGGCGTCGATACGAGATAAATCTTCCGCCGAGCAAAGGTCCGCGCACGGGCCGCCACAAGCTGGATCGGATCGCCTTCGTCGTCGACGTCCCCCGGATAACCGTCGATCTCGTCCAGGAACAGGTAACGCGCCGCCATCGAGCGCAGGCCGACAGCGCTGTTGGCGCCGGTCATCACCAGCACGCCGCCGGGGAATTCCTTCGCCAGGACCGTGTTGCCGGAGTCGCGCGACCGTGGATCGCGGACCAGCTTGCGCAACACCTCGGATTCCTCGATCAGCGGATCGATACGCTGCTTCGAGTTCCGCTTCGCCATCTCCACGGTGGGCTGCACGGCCATCATCGGGCCGGGCGCCTGGTGGATGACGTAGCCGATCCAGTTGTTGCCGCACTCGGTAGCACCCACCTGAGCGCCCTTCATAAAGACCACGCGCTCAACGGGAGACGATGGCG